GCCAACAGCGCCGCCGGCGAATGTGGCCATGCTCTGCGGTAAGCCCATCCATTCAAGGAGTGGCACCAACGACAGCGTAACCAAGCCACACAACGCTCCCTCCAGATACATCTGGCGACGAGTACCGCCGCCATACATCACTCGCAGCACAGCAATGCCGACGGAGAGGCCTGCTGCATAGATCTGTGGCTGGTGCATCACCAACCAGGCGATTACTGCGGCCCACAGGCCAGGATCCTTTTCAGGCATGTTCGGCATCTCGATTTCTCCCTTAAGGGAGCGCGCGTTTGATCCAGCCCATCAGCACTCCCAGCTCAGCGCGACGAGTGTGATGGAGCCGAAAACGAAAAAGCCCCGCACGATGGCGGGGCTTCTGAAAGTATTGTGTTACCTAACTATGCCTATTTCGACATTTCACAGTCTTCAAACATAGGTGTTTTGATCACGTCACCAGCGCCAGTGCAAACAACACTGACTGTGACGCCCTTCTTGAGCGTGGCCATCACCGAAATGCTCGACTTGTCAAACTTGAACTGAGGTCCCAGAAACTGGTTTGAACCGGCTAGAACAAGATATGGATTCCCACGAAAGTCGGTGTTGATGTCAGTAACTCGTCCCGTGACCTTCACACGCTTACCCTTGAAAAGTGCATCAGCGGCGACGGTGTTGTCATCGTAACTCTTGGCCACTTGAGTGGACGTGTATGTCTTGAGTGGCTCAGCAGGAGCAGAGGATGCCGCACTGGTAGCAGTGGAAACAGAACGACTACCAATGGTGGGTGGAGCAGGAGGAGCAGCAACAATCACCAAGGTACACAAGATTAGCCAGCCAAAACCTACCACACGAGAAAGGACAGAGTGCCCATTTCGAAGCAGAAACCAGGCAAAAACAATTGGGAAAAACAGAATGCCGATTCCAAGAAGGAAGCCGACACTCCGCTTTGAGGGCACATTCACATTATTCATATCGCTCTCCGTGGCGATCAGGTAGGCAGGACATTCTGAATGCAATGCCATTGAATTGCCACCTAGTCATCCGTAATGCAGAAAGCAAAAAATCCAACACTATGTTTGGGGGCTTTTGCAAATAACTCAGTAGCGGCAATTGGTGTAGATGTCAGTGCCAATACAGCGGATTTGGTTACCCCCCGGAGGCGTGATGGGTGTGACGGCTGGTGGCGTGTACTGTTGGTACGTCTGCTGGGCAGACTGCTGAAAGGACTGGCCTGTCTGTTGAAGCTGTTGCCCAAACTGCTGCATCTGTGCCTGCTGGTTGATCTGTTGATACTGGTACATCTGCAAATTTTGTTGCGTCATCTCGTCGCGGTAGCCTGTAGCAGCGCCGCTGGAGTTGTAGCACATGATTCTGCCCTTTCCGAACGCAGACATGCGCACGCAGCTTGGATCACCGGCCATGTAATAGCCGCCATTGAAGTAGTTCGGAGAAGGATCCGAAGCGCAACCACTTAATGCCGTAAACACAAAGCCTGCTAAAAGCGAACGACAATTCAATTTCCACAACTCCATGTGCTACGACCCTTTAGTGATTCAAAACAAGCTCGACACAGCGATCGAGATTTCGACGGCTTCACATCGCTGAGCGCTTGCTATTACGGAAGAATAAGTAGATTAGTCCGATAGGAGCGACGAATATCGCAAACATGAAACACAAAAGGATCGTGCAGCACTTGGCCCAAAGGAACGCTTTTGCTTCCCAGTAAAACTGATTGTTGCCAACGATGTAGCCTACCACGCTCTCATAAACGAACCGTGAGTATGGATACAACACGGTATTGATCAGCGCGAAGACAATAAACCCATAATTTGGCTTGTGGTTGCCGCTGAGCGCTAGTGCGATCAGTAGTACCCCTAATACAGCACCGAACAAAAAGTGCCGTAGATATGCCGGGCCACTTAACCCGCCAAAAGTTTTTGCAAACAACGACCGCATTGGATTCCCTTCGAGGCGATGGCTAAGAAGCCATCATATAGACATCATCCAAATATCAAAAGACGGCTAGAAACAAAAAGCCCCGTCGAATGCATAGGCTCCATGATCTTCTGAAAGCAAAAAGCCCAGCGCGATGGCTGGGCTTGATTTGTCGTCTCTCATAACGCGCAAGATCGACATTATGGGCTTAATTTACGGCCAGTCGGCCAACAGGTCAAGCGGCATCTACAAAGATTTGCTCGCTGTCGAATATCTCGGTCGCATGAATCACGGCCTGCTCTTCAAGTTGCTCCAAACGCTTGTAGATACCGCCTCGCCAGTTACGGCGAGTTCGCTCGGGAGTACCCGCAAGATCCCATGTGTTCATGTCGTAGAACTCTGCAGGCAACACAATCATGTCGGTAGAACGCTTTCCTACCTGCAAACCTTTGAGCTTCGGGATCGCCCATGCAGTGAGGGCTTTGTAGATGAACAACTGAGGGGCCGGGGAGACCATGCGGGAGACCAGCCTGCCGATGGCACCGACCTTGTTTGCCTTGTGCGTAGAGTACTTGGCCACCAGCACATCCCACTGCGCCGATTCGAGTTGACGGTGCAGCAGCGCATAAAGGCAGCAGTCGTAATCGAACTTGTCCCGGACCGACAGCGTGCTGCCCGTGCCGCCCTGACGAAGGTCGGCGTCGATCAGCTTCTGCCAAGACTGCTTGGTGCTATTGTCGATGTTGTCCGCAGCCAGCACCCGCACCAGGGTGCCCATCACATCTTTGTACATAGCCATGGCTCAGTCCCCTGTGAAGTTGGTGGCACCTGGGCCACGGCGGTTGTTCTCGTCGTATTGGGTTGCTGGCCCGCCCAATAGCGCCGGCCGTTTCAAACGTTCGATCTGATGGTCAGCCGCCTGGAGCCGAATGCTCAGCTGCGTCACCAGCACCTCTACCGGCAACGCCTCACCGGTTTCGGCGGTGACCCAGCCCGATGCGTTGCACTGCACGCAAGCCAACTGATGAAAGACACCACTGATCACAGCGCGTCCACGGCATGCAGGGCACTTGTCAAGGTCAAGCTGTGCGGCGCGGAATGCTGGCCCAGTACTCTTTTTCATCATTTTTAAACCTCGCCCTTAACAAATTGTGGTTCTGGCTCGCAGGCCCCGCCGTTCAAGGTGTCTACGAGGTTTTGCGAATCTTCATATCTAACGCCTGTCTGCGCGTGAATCGCCTTGAAGCCACGCGCATCTAACCAGTCGTGCCACTTCACCAACGCCAGGCGGCGCTGCTCTTTGGCCTGAGTGTTGATGTAGGTGGAGGCGATTTTGCCCAGCGAGTGGTTAAGCAGCATCTCGCCGATGTGGCCGTCGACGCCGAGGTCAGTCCAGGCGGTGCGGGCGACCTTGCGCAAGTCGTGACTGGTCCAGGCGCCCTGCCCCAGCCGCGTGAATACGGCGCTGGCCTGGTTGTCGCTTAGCGGCTTGCCGCGGCGTGACGGGAACAAGAAAGCTCCTTCATATCCAAGGGCGGCCTGGCGGTCACGGTAACGACGCAGCAGCCCGCACACCTGATCGGTCAGCGGCACGCGCAGCTCGGTTTTGGTCTTGGTGTGCTCGGCCGGCAGGAACCATTCGCGCTCAGGCAGTGCAATGTCAGCCCAACGTGCATGGCGGGTTTCGCCTATCCGGGTGCCGTGACAAAGCATCATCAAGGCCAGCATGGCGTCACCTGGCGCGCTATCGAAGCGCTCAGCCAGCAGCGTCACCAACTCGGGCACCTGCACATCGCGCAGCCGGGCGGGCTTGGGCTGAATGCGCGCCGACGTGAAGTTGCTGAACTTCAGCTCGGCCATCGGGTTAACCGGGATCAGGTCCAGCTTGCGCGCCTGACGAAAGGCCATCGCCAGCAGACGAAACAACTGCTGAACATATGACAGCGACAGCTCAGCCTGCACCGGCCACATCAGCAGCCTGTCCAGGCTCTGCGCACTCACATCCCGAAGCAGCAGATCGTCCAAACGCGGCTTGAGCTGGCAGTTGATCGCAGACTTGATGGCCGCGCGGCGCTTGTCAGACAGTGCCCGCGACTTGGCCATGCGCTCCCCGAACCAATCGAGCAGCTCGCCGACAGTCAGCCAGCCCGAAACGCTGGCCGCACCATCAGCCGCCACGCGCAGGCGCACTGCCGGCAACGCTGCGATCACCTGCTTAGTGTTGAGGTCTGGATAGGCTCCGATGCGGTGCCATTGGCGCTTATTGAGCAAGTACCAAGAGCCACGCGTACGATTTTTGGCGAAACGAAAGTGCAATGCAGGGTGGCCGGCATCGCGCAGGTCACGCACATGCTCGAGCTTAGCCTTGCGCACAATCTCGGCATCCGACAGTTTTACTGTCAGGGTTTTGATTTGGGTATTCAAACGTTGCTCTCCTTTCGGGCAAGTAGGTCAACGACCTCAAAAGTCGATGGCCACATCCAATCGCCGTAGCGCTTGGCCATGGCCTCATCAGCGAACAAAGCCACGGCATGGTCAGGCAGGACGTCCATGTCCAACTTGAAGCCGCAGCAATGCACCGCATAGCGGTAATTGGCCGGAACCGGAACGGCCAGGCCAATCAGTGCCATCAGTTTTTTCCCTTTGTGTAACGACCGGCCAGACTGCTGACCTTTTCGGGTTTAGTCGGCTCAACCCAGCCCGCTGCGAGCTGTTCGAATCGGCTGTACTGACCGTGGAAAGCGGCACGCACGGTGCCGCCGGCAATATCACGGCCCTTGCCGATAATGATTTCGGCAATGCCTTTGGCTTCGGAGTGCTCGTGGTAGACCTCGTCGCGGTACACAAACAAAATGACGTCCGCGTCCTGCTCAATGGCGCCGGATTCGCGCAGGTCAGAACACAGCGGGCGCTTGTTCGGGCGCTCTTCGCATTTACGGGAGAGCTGGCTGAGCAGGATCACTGGAACGCCCAGCTCGCGGGCCATGAGCTTCGCGGTGCGTGTCATGTGGCTGACTTCCTGCTCACGGCTGGACGTTCGCGAGTCGGACTCCACCAATTGCAGGTAGTCGATAACGATGAGGTCCAGGCCATACCGACGCTTATGGCGGCGGGCTGCCGAGCGCAGTCGATTCATTGACATCGACGCGCGATCCGACAGGAACAGGTTCGACTTCTTGAGCTTGCCGGCGGCACTCATCAGCTCGGCGCCGTGGGTATTAGGGGCTTTGCCATTTTTGATCAGCTGTAACGGCACTCGCCCTTCGGACGCCATGAAGCGATCCATCAGGCCCGTATTATCCATTTCCAGGCTGAACGCCATCACGCTTTTGCCATCACGGATGGCCGCGTGAGACGCGATGTTCATGGCGAGCGTGGTTTTGCCCATGGCCGGACGGCCAGCAATCACGATCAGTTGGCCAGGCTTGAGCCCTTGCAGCTTCTCGTCCAAATCAGGAATGCCCGTGGACAGGCCATCAATTTCGTCACCACGATCAGCCCGTGCCTGCAGCACCTCGATGTAGTCGTTGAGAAAGTCCTCAGCCTTGACCACTTCGGATGTTGCCGATTGGCTGTCAATGGCGTGGGACTCGGCCTGTACCGCTGCAACCTTGTCAGCCGCGGGCTGGTCACCGTAGGCAATGTCGTTGATCCGCACGCTCAGCTCGATGATCGACCTATCCAGGCTGCGCTCACGAACCGTTCCGGCGTAGGAAGCGGCGTTTGCAACGCTTGGCGTATTGCGGGCAATTTCTGCGGCATAAGCAAACGAACTCGCACCACCAGGCAGATCCCCCACATAAACCCCGACGGTGACGATATCGACGGGATGACCATCACCGTGCAAGGCCAAAATCCCGCGATACAGCTCGGCGTTGTCCTCGTAGTAAAAGTCCTCGGGCACCAGATCGGCGGCCAGTACGTCGATCAGCTCAGGGCGCAGGAACATCGCCCCCAGCACACCGTGTTCGGCTTCCAGGCTGTAGGGATCACGCATTGTAATTACCCTCAACGACCTTCACGAAGTTGCTCGGGGCAATCAGCCAATCGAAGTTGCAGCGGAAAGGATTCCCGCCAGAAGCCGAAACCTTACCCATCAGAAACTCGCTGGAGCGCACCAGGGCGAAGTACTCAGCCCAGAAACTGAGATCCTGATGAACATCGCTTTCGTTCCAACGTGCGCTGACCTTTGAAATCCGATCCTTGGTCAACAACATGACTCGGGGAAACTCCGGGATCGTTGCGTTGAACAAATCGACGATTGCCTGAGTTGGGCATTTTGGCTTCGAAATTTTCGTTGGTTGCTCGGCGCCAACAAGAGGTGACGGTTCACTTGATGGTTCTATTACGGTTCTGGGTGCGGCTGCTGCGGGGGTTTGTGTCGTGAGCTGCGGGGGTGATGGTGCATCTGCTGCGGGGCGCGCCTCCTGCGGGGGTGCATAAGATGCGGGGGTTAGGGTGTAAATTGTCGACCGCCCCATCCGTTCCCGGACAGACAGAATGCCCACCTGCCCCAGCCATTTGATGGCGCCCTGCACCGTTCTTTCGGCAAGGCATGTGCGCTCAGCAATACGAGCAACCGATGGCCAGCAAACACCCTCGTCGTTTGCGTTGTCAGCCAACGAAATCAGGACAGCTTTCTGCGGGCCGCTCATGCCTTGCAGCGGCCAGCACAGGCTCATGATGATTGTGCTCATGCGGAAACATCCTGGGCAGAAGCCAGCGACGCCTTCAGGTGACTGAGGCATTCTCGGCGGAATTGGGATTTGGACTCGCGCGAGTACTGCGCGCCAATCAGGAAGGCGGCATTCATCGCAGCGGATTGATCGGTGGTGAAGTGTCGAGACACATCTTCAGACTTTCCGAACAGTGTCGCGACACCTGCGGAACTATTGACTGAGGGGGCGTTTTTGATCATTATTGACCTCGCTAAAACGTTGTACCGAACCGCCCTGCCAGGCGGTTTTTTTATGCCTGCGATTTGGGAGCACTGGATGAATCAACAGCTAAGCCAGATCGCCTTTTTGTTTTCACCGACAAGGCGGAGAATCAGCACATCAAACGGTCAGGCCGCA